ATATATTTGTAAATCGCTTTCATTAATATCTAAAAAAGGCAATAACTTATCATCTTTTTTAGCTTCTTTTCTACTTAAGAGGTTTAAAATTTTCTTTGTTATCATTGATTGTTTTTTTTTAGTTTTTTAAATTTAAATTAATTTTTTAAAATATTGTTGTTATCACTGCACCAACAACAAAAATCCCGAGATATATAAAAGCAAAGGTTGTCATTTTATTAAAAATTATTTTTTAAGTAGTCAACTAAATCTTTTTGAGTTTTAGCTTTATTTGATAGTGCAAAAAATAGTACTTTTTCATCTAAACAATTTTTAGTTATTAAATGAATATTTCTTACAATATTTTTTTGGCCTTGCCTATGGAGTCTTTTATTAAATTGTTGATAATATTCTAGATTCCAAGTGAGTCCATACCAAACTATTATATTTCCACCATATTGCAGATTTAACCCGTGGCCTGCTGATGCTGGATGAGCTAGTAATATTTTTATTTTTCCTTTATTCCAATCATCTTCTTGTTTAGCTGTTTCTAATTTTACAGCTTTAGGAAAAGCTTTTTGTAATTTTTCTAAATCATGCTTATAATTATATGCTACTAAAAAATTTTCTCCTGGATTATCTTCAATAATTTCTTTTAATCTTTCTATCTTTTCATTATGAATTTCATGGACATTTTTTTCTGAATCATAAATTGATCCATTACACATTTGAAGCAATTTATTTCCAAGAGCTGCTTTAGAAGGTGATTCAATATCAGTATCATCTAAAGAAATAATAAATTCTTTTTCTAATTCTTTATATTGTTGTTTTGCTTTATCAGGAAGTTCTATAAATTCATTTACATTTATGCATTCAGGAAGCTCTAAATAATCTTCTGCGGTCATAGTTACACAAACATCTTTAATTAATTCCATTATTTGTTCTTTTGCTCCTGGTTTTAATTTATAATTATATCCCATATAACCGTCAGGAACAAAGAATCTTTGCCTGTAATTTGTTATTGTTCTTCCTAAACGTTCACCTTGGTCAATTAAATACATTTGGCTCCATAAATCCATCATTCCATTAGGGCTAGGCGTTCCTGATAATAAAACAATAGATCTAATATATTTCATTACTTTTTTCAAAGCTCTAAATCTTTTTGCTCTTGCTGATTTAAAACTACTACTTTCGTCTATTACAACCATATCCCATTTCCACTTACATTTTTCTACAAGCCATGGCACATTTTCTTTATTTATTAAAGTTATAGTTTTATTTGAATTAATAGCTGATAATCTTTCATTTACTGATCCTGTAGCAATTGCGATATCAAGCTCTTGTAAATGTTCCCATTTTTGCGCTTCTTTATGCCATACATTATTTGCAACTTTTAAAGGCGCAATAATTAATATTCTTTCTACAGAAAAATTATAATATAGATCATGAATAGCAGTAAGCGTAGTTGTAGTTTTACCGAGCCCCATATCTAAGAATAAAGCACATTTCTTTTTATTCAATACTACATCTAAAGCAGAATTTTGGTAATGATGTAAATTTTCTCTTTTAAGCATTATTCTTCCATATTATTAAAAAGCACTATTCCTTCACCTACATCGTCAATTACATAAGTAGGAATACATTGATCTTGTAATTTATTTATAGTTTTTTGTTGTAGTTTAGTCGGTTTTTTACCTTCAGCTTTAAATTCAATAATAATAGTTTTACCATTTCTAAAGAAAATTCTATCAGGAACAGAACGGTTACCTGGACTAACCCACTTATAACATAACCATCCTAAATATTTAGCATGGTTACAAACTTTAGTTTCAATCTCTGATTCTCTCATAAATAATATCTACATTTAATTTTTTAAGCATATCTATTCCAGATGTGTCAGCATATTCATCAGAATAAATAACTGTTTTGCAAGATGTATTTGCGATTAATTTAGCACAAACAATGCAAGGAGATGTTGTAATATAAATTGTGTCAATATCCATTACATTATCACATTGGAGCAAAGCATTTTGTTCTGCGTGTGTTGCCATACATGAATTTAAGCCTTGAGATGATTTTTGTTTTTCACCTCCACAAGGTTTATCTATACAATGAGGAAAGTTTTTTGGAACACCGTTATATCCTGTTGCTTTTATATGCCCATGTTTATTTATAATAACACAGCCAACAGAACGTCTTGGACAAGTTGATCTAGTAGCAACTAATCTTGCTATTTTTAAGAAATATTGATTTTTCGATTCTCTTTGCATAATTTTATCATTTTAAGATTATATTTTTAAACATTTTAATTATAAAGCCTTATTTTTTAAAAGTAAAATAAATTTTAGTTATTGTAAATTAATTGCTTATATTCTTCTACAGTTAAATTATTTTCTTTTAAAACTTTATCATCTGAAGGATGTTCAGGTTTATTGAAAGTGTCAATCAAACCTAGCTCTAACATCTTTTTTTGTCTTCCAAAAGGATGGTCAATTATATTACTGCTATTCCATGTTGAATCTAAACAAAGATGGTCATAATCTGATCCTGGTTTAATATAGTTTTCAATCCATCTGATAAAATCACAAGCAATATCTTCAGAATTATATGGAACTGCTCCTGTGTCATTATAAATTTTATCTGTTAAAGCATCAAGAAAATCTAATTGCTTCATTCCTTTAGGTCTTTCTGCTAAATAATTTAAACATTCTATTGCATTTTTACCATAAAAGAAATGTGATTCTAAATTTATGAATCTAGGAAAAAAGTCTGCAATGTCAGCTAAAGTTGCCGCATATTGGAATCTAAATACTCTAAAACCTCTTGCTTTATTGAATCTTTCTAAAAATCCCATTAATGTTCTGAAGTTTTTAGCTGATCCTCTTTGCAAATAATTGGCAAACTCTTTACATAATCCAGGTAAATGTTCACACATAAAATAGTCTCCTCCTAATTTATAATCTCCTTCAGCTTTAGGAAAAGGTGCTATTTGATAGCCTACGCTTGTAAATTTAGGTCCTTTAAATTCTTTTATTACTTTAACCATATCTTTTACAGAATCGCAAGTATGAAAATGTAAAAGAATAGAATTATAATAACCAGATGGATTTTTAGCATAATTAATGCCTGATCCTGTAAGTCTATGAACAAAAAAGACAAATAGCCATTCTGGTAAATCCCATAATTCTGTATGAAATTTATCAACTATTTCTTTTCTCCATTCAGGCATTTTTGCTTTATATGGATGAGTTTCATAATCATGCCATATATCTAAGATTAATTGAGTAAATCCTGCATATTTTCTTGCACATACATCATAAAGATAAACATTCTTTATTAAATCATCATTCCATGGAGTTTCTTTATATGGAACTAATCCTAAATTGCAATTTTCATGCTGCCATTTAGAAATTTTAGCGTAATAAATAAATTCTTCGTAATATTTTGTTGTCTGTAAATTATGCATAGTCAAAAGCTGATTGATCTCCCCATTCTCTAACTCCATCAATATCTTTCCAATTAGATATTTCTGAAAGTCTATTTTCTATTTGTTTATCTGATCCTACGTTTATAAATATAGCACCAGGTTTTCCTTCATCAATAAATCTTTTATATGCTTTTGCATCATAAGTAGTTGTAGTATTAAACTCAGGCATATATTCTGATTTTTGATAAAAAGATTTATGATAAGACACAACATTAGCATTTCCTTTTTCACCTTCTTTAATATTTCTTGCTACAGCAACGCCTTTAGCATCAGCATTAGGCCAACCTATTTGTAAAGCTCTTATCATAGTTCCTGTTGAAACTGCGCAATAAAATTCTGTAGGTTCACCATAAATTAATCGATGGTTTTCACACATATTTATTAATCCTGCAGTAACTTCAGGAGTATTTGCTAACCCGAAAGGAAGAGCAATACCATTAAATTTTTCTGCCCAATCACGAATCCAAGAATTTAAACAAGGCATAGCTGGAATCTTAACGAATCTTAAATCACAATTCTTATAAGCTAAAACAACAGCTTGGTGAGGCGTAACTTGTTTTGATGCTGCTGCAAAGAATACAGCTTTTTTATTATATATTTCTGAAAGCATAGCTATAGCTTCAGGAGCATGACCTACTCTTGGAGAAGCATAGCCTAATAAATTTGAATTTGTTTCAGCAATAAACTTTTCTGCCCCATAAGCTTTTAGTCCACATGGACCTTTAGCAAAGTCTAAAATAAAAATATCATCTCTTTCAGGAGATGGGTAAAATTCAGGCATAGGAAGTTTTGATTTAAACTTTCCATATAAATTCAAATAATATTCTCTACATTCTCCAAATTGTATATTATGGAAAAGTTGATCTTTATTTTTATTTGATTCAGTTATCTCATACATTTTAATTCCAATTATAAATTGATCGATAATATTTAGGAGCTATATGCACAGATGAGTGTAATTCCATTATTTCTCTTGCATATTCATCTCCTGGCATTGTATACCATTGTTTAGGCGGTTCTATAAGATCAAAGTCAAAACAATAATCGCTAAGATATTTTATAAAGTCAAATGTAAATTTTAATCTTTCCCATCTTGCTCCATAAAAATTTTGTCCTTCAAATTGCCCTGTTTTAGGTAATTTTCTTAATTCATGTTCTATAGGAACAGGAGCACAAACTTTTATAGGAATCTTATAAAAGTTCTGCCATTTAATTATTTCTTTAGCATACAAATCAGCAAACTCTTTTGCAGTAAAAGTTTTTAATCTTAATAAATGGAATCTTATGTCAATTGATCCTAAACATAATGTTATTTCTTTAATATTTTTAGGTTGATTTTGATAATGTAAAAATGAATCTAATCCAGATTTACAAATTACACTATATAATGTTTTTCCATTCAATCTTGTAATTGCTTGATCTTTAGTTGAAAATGCTAATGTATGGCTATCACCTATAATCCATTTATTTAACTTAAGCGATTCCATTGGAAGATATTTTGCTTTATTCAATATATTTTCAAATTTTTCTAAGAAGTCAAAATCAACCATTTTTGAAGTTGTTTTTGCACCAATTCGTTTTTCTATTTGAGAAATATAATTACAATCTTTTATTTTCCAATCTAAAGAAAATAATTTAGCTTCATTATCTACTGCATCCATTAAGTTATAGCAATTTGAAACTATATCATCATTGAATCCTCCAAATAAGTTCAAAGATCCATGAAAATTAACCCCATGGTCAATATAAATATTTTCATAGTCTAATAAATCAGTTTCTTTTGTTGCTATGTCAGCATCTAGTCTTTGCGCCCACATCATAGCCCATCCTCTAATATGGCTTTTTTCTGATTTAGGAATTGGAGTAAAAGGATTATAAATTACAGATTTTTTCATTTTATTTTTATTAATTTTATCATTTTATTAGATCAAAATGTCTAGGGTAAATATGAAGAGTTGCAGCATTCCAAAATAAATGCCCAAAACGTAAATGTTTATAAGTCTTCTTTAATTGTTTATATGCTAAGTCATGAACAAAATGATGCCAATAAGAATCGTTTTTATAACCAAATATTGCGTCATTACTTCTCATATAAACATGATAATAAAGATGATCGTTTCTTATCATTAATTGAACACCATATGTGCATATAAAATCATTCATACCGTCTCTTACAGCATCTGCATGCATAGATGGGCGAATATAAATCATAGTTGCTTGTCTTGATAATTTACCATTTTCTAATTTAGCTATGGCATTTTCAAATTGTCTTCCATTTTCTTCTGAGAATATACACCAACCATAATTTGAGTTTATCCAACCATCTTTTGTTGCAACTTCTTTCCATATAGAAGGGATTTTGCCTTCTATATCATTTATATTTCTACTTTGACTTAAATACCATTTTACTTCTGATTTAGCATATTTTTCATTTAATTCTCCAAATATTACTAAATCATTAGAAATAAATGAAGCATTTAATATCTCATAAGTTCCATTATCAGAAAGCAATTTATTTTCTTTAAGTCTTATAAATTCTTTTCTTATATGTTCTACATTATATCGTTCCATTATTTTAAAGTACTTATATTAGACAAATTTATTCCGAATTCTTTATCTTTTAAAAAGTCTTCTAAAAGTTTTGCATAACCTACTATATCATGGATATTATCAATATAATTAGGATCACCACAAACACATCTTGCTATCTTATGAAATATCATATGGAAAGCTTCAATATGCTCTTCTTCTAATAAATCATAATTAGGTGCCTGTTTTAACACATTACAAAGTCGTTGTGTTATTTTAGCATTATGTTCAAAAGATCCATATCTAGATCCTCTTTCTTTTAACGTTTTATCTATTTTATTTGTCATTTTCAATTTTATTTAGTTTATTTTCAGAGGTTAATTTTTCTATTGGATCATTCATAAATTCAAATAATGTCATTTGTTTAGGCTTATCTTCAACTAAATCGCTTAGGTCAGGAGCAGTCCAACCTTTAGGCTTAACTAAATCTAATTGGAATGATCCTCGTTTTTGATTTTGCCCTATTTCTTTTTGACAATTAGCAATCATAACTCTTTCAAAAGCTTCTTCAAAAACTTCAAGCATACCTTGTCTTTCAGCAGTTCCGAAAGCAAATACAACAAGATCAACTAAAGCATCTAATTGATCTTCTTTAGTTTCAGCTTCTTTGTATTCATCCAATTCTTCTTGCATTGCGCAAATTCTAAACTTTTTTTCTTCATCAGAAAATTTTACTTTTTCTGAGGTTATACCAAATTTGGTATGCATTTCTTTAACTAATTTTAACATTGTATTCATTTTAAATTATTAATATTATACGTAACAAGTCCAACCTGCTTCAGGTTCATAAGACCAAATAGTAAATTCATCTTCATATTCTGCGCCTTCTTGAAACCATCCTAAATTTACTAATTCTTCTAAATCGCTATTTGGTATAGGATAATCTGTTACATGAAAATAAATTACGTCATGTTCAGCAGAAATATTATAACCTTCTTTGTCCTTCATATATTTTTGTAATATCTGCAGGCCTTTTACTATATTTTTTGTATTCATTTTAAATTATAATTCAATTAATAAGTCTTTGTAAAGTTCTCTCATATCTTCTTCGTTAACTACTTTTTGAAGATCTCTTTTACGAAGTTTAATAACTTCTTTCATAGCTTTAACATCGTAACCTGCATTTGCTGCAGCTTCAAACGCTTCTCTAATTTCTGTGTTTAAATTATCTTTTTCAAGTAAAAGAGATTCGATATGCTCGACCCTATTTTTAAGATCTTCCTTAGTTTCATTTGTAATTGTATTATTTATCATTTTGTTTTTAGATTAAAAGTTAATAATTTATATATTATAAAAC